TTTCCGGTATATGTCAATCCGATTGGGGTTCCAGTGGTAGTGACAACTGCATCATTTGCCAATGTTAGCAATGTGAAGGTAGTTGTACCATTAGTGGCTGAGATTTTATAGGTTGTCGGATCGGCATATCCAACAATGCTTCCGGTACCACTATTAGTTCCACTGATAGTAATTTGGTTTCCAATTGCAAGAGTGGTGGTGGCACAACTGAACTGTCCACCAGTTCCTGTAATCTGCACTCCGGATAGCGTGCGAACGAAAATGTTTGCCTTTGCATTAGTACCGACATACTTCAATGCTGCTGTACCATTTTCAACTATGTTATATGTATGAGTTGGACCCACGGTATTGAATTTACCGGATATTACAACTTGATATACATTATCTTGGTATGAAATTTTTTGTCCAGAAACTACTACTTGTTCTGAAGTCCATGCGGTGACATTAGCAAATGGAGGATCAATGCTAATTGTTGGGGTCATATAACCCGCGCCAGGATCAAGTATTTCAATTGAATCTAGATATACTGGATTTAGTTCTAAGTATCCATCTCCTGTCACTGAAATTTCACCATAAGTATAACCAGTGCCTGCCTTATCAATTTTAGCCGCTTGAATATTACCATTTGTGTAAAATTGAGTTTGGATAGATGATGTAACTGGAATATATGCTAATGTTGCAAATTTGTTTCTCAATCCAATTGGTATAGTATACATGAATTTCCAAATGTAACCATCTGGATATGTCATTGCTGAAACACCTATGTCATCTGGTTTATATGTTGAGAAAGCATTGTTGTTATTATCTATACAAATATATACATTATAATCATCTGTAACTACAAAATATTGACAGTCTTCAATTTTCTGCTTACCAGATTTTATTCCCTTTACTATAACTGCACTGGCAGTTGCATCAGTGGCATTTAACACCCCACCAATGATAACTGACGGAACAGTCGTATAACCAATCCCTCTATTTGTAATTTCAATATTTGTGATAACTCTATCAGTCAAATGTGCAGTTGCAGTTGCCCCTGATCCACCGCCTTGAATTACTACAACATGTTTTAATGGTACTGTACCATTTACAAGTATTCCACTAGTATGTGATGGTATGACAGTTGAACTAGATGTTCCACCACTGACAGTAAGATAAAAATTCTCGCCAAAGTATAACAGTTGACCACCCACATACAGTGTATTTGCTGTAAATGGGATACTTCCGTTTGATCCAATGTATATAACTGGTGGATGAGGATATTCACTGCCACCGGATTTCAAATTTATACCTTGGATCTCTGTGCTATACTGATCATCATACTGATCATATTGTATACCGGATTTCCACTCATAACTTGGAACTACAAATGAAACATCTGCAGGAGAAATTTCTTTCACTGTGATCATTTCATTTCTAGTTGACTGCTCGTATGTAATACTATCCACCGGAATCACAGGTGATAGTTCATCATCCCACTGCAACGTCTTGCCGAGGGTATAGAAATATCGAGCACTACGATTAGTGATCTCTTTATATATACCCTCAGCAATCGAATTGCGAAGAATAGTCTTTATGAGTGTTAAATTTGACATTTATATTAGCTAACTGTAATTGCCCAAGTGATAGAAATTGAATCGCCGATTTCTTTATTGACAACTGGGAAAGTTGTATGGCAAAGCATTGTGCCACCAGATGCAGCATTAAAAATTCCTGCCTCAGTAACAGCACCTGTACCATCGCCCGCAGCAAAAGATGCCACTGCTGTTACTACAACAGAGTCAACTGCAGTGATAGAGGTCAATACTTCACGGAAAAGACTTGATTCCATTGCTATATCTGTAACATCCGGCGCAGTAGTACCAGCACCAATTGCCATATGTGACATAACATCTATAGGAGTGTTAGACATACGTGCTGCAATGTATTTCTTACCAACTGTTACAACCAAATTAGGAACAACTAATTCTTGTTTAACTGCGCCGTCTGGTCCTGTTACAACGATAGACAATTCACCGTTCATTTTTAGATTTTCATTCAAGTCCATATTATTCTCCTTAGTTATAAATTAAAAAACTATCTTATTTTCCATATAATCCACGCCGTCATTTGCAAAAGTAGTCATATCCTCCAGGTATGCATTTTTCCATATCTGACCACCACTATCTAATACAGTCTGTGTATCATATTTATATGATAATGCAGACCCATTTAAAAATATATTCGTAGTATCTGATAAGAATATAGCATTGGAAAATGCTTTACCCGTATTAATACTAGATACATCTGATACTGGATCTAAGGTATCAGCAAATGGTTTATTGATATTAAAAATCTGTACATCTGATATAGTTGGTGCATCCAACAATACCTTATTAATATTGTAATTCTGCACATCTGACATAGTATTTAGCGAATCTGCAGCGAACTCTCGACTATTTACATTAATAAATGACGAGATGTATATTACATCGGATAATACCTTGCCAATAACAAAGTGATCCTTGGCATCAGTAACAACTGGTGCATCTGATAGTGCTTTGCCAATAACAAAGTGATCCTTGGCGTCAGCTATACTTGCTGTGTCGTATAATACCTTGAACCTTAAAATATTAATTAGATCAGTTATACTTGATGTGTCAAATAATACCTTGCCAATAACAAAGTGATCCTTGGCATCAGTAACAACTGGTGCGTCTGATAGTGCCTTGCCAATAACAAAGTGGTCCTTGGCATCAGTAACAACTGGTGCATCTGATAGTGCCTTGCCAATGTTAAGGAAATTTGCATCAGATACTGGATCCAACGTATCTGATACTTGTTTACCGATATAAAGGGCAGTTGTGTCAGATACTGGATCTAACGTATCTGATAGTGCCTTATCAATGGCAAATTGGTCCTTGGCATCAGTAACAATTGGGGTATCTGATAGTGCCTTATCAATGGCAAATTGGTCCTTGGCATCAGTAACAATTGGGGTATCTGATAATACCTTATCAATGTCGAAGTGGTCCTTGGCATCAGTGATAGGATCCAACGTATCTGATAGTGCCTTGCCAATGTTGAGGAAATTTACATCAGATACTGGATCTAACGTATCTGATACTTGTTTACCGATATAAAGGGCAGTTGTGTCAGATACTGGATCCAACGTATCTGATACTTGTCTGCCGATATAAAGGAAAGTTGCATCAGTAACAACTGGGGTGTCAAATAGTACCTTATCAATTGCAAAGTGATCCTTGGCATCAGTAACAACTGGAGCATCTGATAGTGCCTTTCCAATGGCAAAGTGATCCTTTTCGGCGGTAACTGAGAACGATTCATTATCTACTGTTGTTCCATCAAACAAATGGTGAGCGGAGTTCAGTAATTTAACATCGAAGTCTATAAATGGTTTCGGGTGAGTAATGTATATCGGTGGTTCTATAATTGGTGCTTTATCAAGATGAAAATGCTCATTATCTGGAACTAGAACAGACTCAAACAATCTTAAAAGATTTACTCTTAACATTGATTCTAATCCAATAAACAAATCAATGTCATTGGTAATAGTATACTCACCAAACATTGCAATACCGGACGGATGAATAAGCGTTTTTACTGCTGCCTTGTATGTATCCAGTCTTTCGTCTAATTGTATTACATATGAAAAAGTCTGATAGAATCTGCTATCCTGAATATACATAGCATCATCGAGGAAACCATTGTTTGCAGTATAATACCCAGGATACTTTGAAACAGGACCAAGTTTAAATTCTATAGTCGCCAGCAACGCCAGTTCAATACTTTCTATGGTATTTGAAGAAGAAGTTTGCCGCAATAACTCACCAACGTAATTGTGGGTAAAGAAATCAGTTGGTTCAATTGGATCAATATTATAGTCATACTGATTCATTAGAAATGATTCTGATGTTCCATTTGTAGAATCAGTGAAACTAATATGTTTATGGTTGAGACTGGGCACTGTAACTATGAAATCTGATACACTAAGATTTCTTTCCATATCTGTCTTAGAGACTAGATTATATACAAATCCTTCTTCATATAATCTATCCATACTGTATTGGATAATTTCAGCATTTATAATTGCCCCTTCATTATCTGTTTTTACTATCTTTAATATGGTTCCGGTAGTTCCAACTTCATATAATTCACCAATCTTGAAATGTTTACCGCCCTGCGTGATTTTAAGTTTAGTTATTGTTGGTACGATATGTGAGATAAAAGTTCCATCATACACTACTCGATCGTCAATGGATATATTACCAAACCATTTCCTATCTATGAAAAATTCATAGACTGGGTATCCGTCTATAGTTATACCTACATCTACCTGCTTATGTATCGCAGTAAAGATAGAACCAGTGGAGGTGATAATTTCAATTGTCTTGTCTAAAACTTCCTCTGCAGTTCCCAATACAATTTTTACAAATATAGATACTCTTTGTTCCCATCTCCCATCACTGGCACGGAGCATTTGCTGGCCAGGGTATGATATTGTTATTTCCTTATCAAACAGTAACCGGAATAGTAGTCTGTATGATGCCTCAGATCCTTTGGCAAGGTTTAAATCCTTGATATTGGGTAGCACAAACCTTTCATTGGCGAGGACAAATGGTATATTGGATGCATACTCACTCTTGAAATGCTTGATATACTCATCCAGAGTGGTATCAATGTCTCTGAGTGTCTTCAGGTCAGTGCTATAATCCTGCTGGAGGAATTCATAGTATGCCTTGACGAATGCAACAAATGCCTCATGGTCTTCCCGGACGAATCCAGGGAATTGACTTGAGACAATTGATGCTATATTTACTTTATCGGTCATGAGCGACTTGAGGTGAATATGTAGTTCTGACCGGCACGTAGATTACCATTTGAGGTTGTATCTGGGATGGCAGTTATTGTCATGCGTTCCGGTACAATACGGGCAATCTGATGGAATGCAGATACCACATCATTTGACTGAGGTTTGATGATCAGGTGGAATTCTGTCTCTGCCAGCGCAGTGATATTCAAGTTCTGTATCTTGATATATCCAGTTGCGTAGTCCACTGTACCAATGGTTGGGTTTACAATGATATGGTTTACAGTGGTCCCTGCCTGCAACCCTGTCTCAGAATTGTTATGACGGAATAGTTGAATATTACCAACTCCATCGTCTTGCAGGTAATGTATTTCTGTACTGCCTGGAACATAGAACCCATGCGAACTAACAGCATTTTCTGCCACATGCTCAGTATAGATTGGGTTGATGATGTTTACAATATACTCAGCATAGATATTATATCTCGGCAGCAACGAAACATGCAATAGTATAGTGGAAATATTGTTCACAATGGCAGGTTCAGTATTATCAATCAATCGACTGAGTTTGGAGAACCGAAATACACCATCAAACTTCTGCAGGTCATTCTCATTATAGTTGAGAATGGTGCTTGATACTAGACTACTAATTTCAGATGGTGACCGAGTGGTTTCACGGTCATTGAAGTACACTGTAGTTGTCAGAGCAATATTGATATACTCTGGATCAATAATCTCCGGTGTAATTGATACGACGTTGCGGGATCCAAGTATGTCGTCTATGATTTCATTTTTCTGTACAATCGATAACTTGTCTAAATCCTTGGGCTTCACACAGATGAACGTCTTGCCATAAACAGGCGGTACATTATCCTCACCACCCCAGACAGATACAGACTGAGCAGCAGGAAAGTTATTATAGATCAAGGATTGATAGTCATCTGCAGTGACTGCTCTATTCTGCGCGGTGTATGCCTTGGGAGCATTGAACTTGATACTGGCAATACTTTCAATATCGGCACCCTTATAAGCTGCATTTTTCAAAAACACACTGGCAACAGCAGTCGTGGCAAGTATTCCAGTATAAGTGAATACCTTTGCCCCATTTACCTTTGGTCCATTGGTCACGAAATATTCCATGTGTACCACACTACCGTTGGGTAGTTCCAAGCCAAGCAAGCCATCACCAAACTTCAATTCATAGAGTTGGTTTTCAATTTCCTTGACAAAGTATACACGATCGGATCCAGTTACGTTCAGAATAGAATCAGCACGGGTATATGTGTGGAACACAGTTGATTGTGATGACTCTTGGACCCTGACAGTCAGTGTGGACATGTCAACATTGCTATTTGGCACCATATAACGGGCACCGGCAGCGGCAGTATATTTGAATGTTACTGGAGTGCCTTCCTTGATAACCAAATCAGAGAATACATATCCAGGATTTGGAGTAATTGTTACCTCTTCCCTAGTATAAAATGTATATGTGATATTATCAACTGTTGTGATGAAACTGGAAAACTTGGGTAAGGTCAGTGTGGGTGGGTTTTCAGTACTGGTGAAAGTAAAAGTAACATCAATCGATGCTTCTGCGCAGGTCGATGAGTACGGTGTATATCCCAGTTCCTTGGCACGGGATACAACACTGTTGCGCTTACCCGCTGAATCCAGGAACATCTCATTTACCGTGAAGTTCTGGTACAGTGCGTTATAGTGAGTGTTGTACGCAAGAACATCCAAGAGTACAGATAATCCAGAACCCTCAAAGTCGTAGTCCGTAAACTCCGGTTGATCCCTTAGATATGTCTTTAGATTTAATTTGATTTGATCAAAGTCTAACTCACTGACTTGAATGCGTTTGCTATCATTTGCCATAATTAGTGTGTTCTTTCTAAGGTAATATTGACGGTTTGTGGAGTACTGGTATTAATGATCATAAAGTTCACTGTGACATACACAGAGTTGTTATCCGGACTTGCGTTGGCGACCACTGATAACAGGACTGCCCTTGGTTCAAAATTCTTGATAATCTGACCAATTGTATTCTGGATCAACTGGGTGGTAATTGGAGACATTGGTTCAAATAGCAAATTCCTCAACTGGCACCCTATTTCCGAGTGGAATGGTCGCTCATAATTAGAGGTCAATACTAGGTTACGAATTGATGCTTTTATGGCAGATTCATCCATTCTTTTCACAATATCACCAGTAACCGGATGTGGAATAAAGTTTAGGTCAAGGTCTGAGAATGTGCGGGATATTTTCATTATACTCTATTTATAACAGTTTGAGAGATTCAACTAATCTTATTTGATTTATATTTGACTAACAGGTATACTTACGGTGTAGGGTTTGATAAAGGGTAACTATAGTTTCGCTGGATCAATCTGTTGTAGAATTCCAATCGCCACTGACTTATCATTCAAGTATGTGCTGTATGATCCTGTATTACCTGTGCCTGCAGGTCTATGGGAAATATGAATCCAACGCCACCAAGCACCCGCTGGACTGGTCTCTCCTGTTCGTATATGCCATGGAGTTCTATATTCAAGCAATAGTTCATTGAACCGTATGCCGGACACCAATGACTTTGCCATGTTGTATGTCTCTTCTGAACTTCTATTTATAGGTCTAATGTCCACGGCACAACCCTCGCAGTGTTCACTCTTAGTAGTTCCCCTTCTCAAACCATCATTGATCTGCCATATTCCCTTTCCAGGTGCCTGCGCGCCACCCTTACTGGATCCGCCTGTTGGACCATAGATACCGTAAATTCCCTCCAGTACATTCTCCGACAAGTATGCCATATTTTCCACTTGTTTAGATACACTTATCAATCTTGATTTACCATCAAATCTATTACCAGGCAATTGCTTATCGACCAATATCGGCAATCCACCGGTAAGGTTTGCTATGGTGAAATTCTTTGATAACTTATAGGTGGCAGGGAATTCTGTTCTTGCCTTGATATCATTTAGAATAGTGAATGTAACACCACCGGCAGAAACTGTATCGGTTGCCGGTATTGGACCGGATCTTGCCTTCACTGCTATCGGCGATGCCGTGGCATTTACAGAACCATTGTAGGTTGGATCACCCTTAACTCCTGGTGGAGTCTTGGCAGACATGATCTTACTTGATAGCAAACCTTCCGGTGTAGTCAATTCTTCATCAGTCTC